TGATTTTGCTGAATCAATTACAGATTATCCTGAAGGAGTTAAATCTGCAGCACAAAGAGCACTTAACTATGCGGAAAAAAATGGTTGGGGTTCATGTGGAACTCCTGTTGGCAAAACAAGAGCAAACCAACTTGCAAAAGGTGAACCAATATCAGTAGATACAATCAAAAGAATGTATTCTTTTTTAGCACGACATAAAGGTCAAGGTGCTGATAAAGGTAAATACGGAGAAGGTTGTGGAAAACTTATGTATGATGCATGGGGTGGTGATGCAGGATTATCATGGGCAGAAAGAAAACTTAATCAAATTGAAAAGCAAAAAATGACTTTTGCATTTGATGAAGAAAAAAAGATTGTAATCGGTGCTGCAATGGTGCCAAATAGAATGATTCATCGTTATGATGATTTGGGTAACTTATACTATGTATTCTTTTCAAAGGAATCAATTAAGAAAATGGCCCAAAAGTTTTTAAAAGAAAAAAGAACTGACGAAACATCCATTGAACATGATGGTATTAAGTTGGGTAAAGATAAAGTTTACATTAGTGAATCTTGGATATCAGAAGATGAAACATATGATAAGTCTGTTAAATACGGATTTTCACTTCCGGTCGGAACCTGGTATGTTTCAATGAAGGTAAATGATGACAAGGTTTGGAAAATGATAAAACAAAAATCGTTAAATGGTTTTTCTGTGGAAGGTTTATTTGCAGAAAAATCAGTCTTCTCAAAAGAAGATAAACAAATAAACCAAATAAAGACAATACTTAAATCAATTAAAGATGAATAGTAAAGAAGCGATTAATAGAATTATGAAGATTCTAAATCTTGCTCCTGAAAAGTTTTATGAAGCAAAAACCGAACAAGGTGTGCAAATTAAAATGGAAGGTGAGTTAGAGTTAGGAGCTCCAATCTATGTAGCAACAGAAGAAGGTATGATACCTGCTCCAGATGGAACACATAAATTAGATGATGGTGCCGAGATTGAAGTTGTTGATGGAAAAGTTGACAAAATCAAAATGGGTGACATGACTAAGGATGAGGAAATCGAAGAGGAAAAAGAAGAGGTAGATACCAAAGATGAATCTATGTCGGAAGTTGAATTGGAATTTGGTGATGTCAAATTAAAGGACGGTGGTATAATTAGAATTGGTGGTGACGAACCATCAGTTGGTTTACGTGTAAAGAAGGTAGACTACGACGGAACTTTAAGTGCGGTTGCTGATGGTGAATATGAAACAGATGGTGGAAAAATTATTTCCATTGTTGGTGGTAGTATTCAAGGTTATCAATCAAAATCTGATGTTAATCCAAAAACAACTCAAGAATTTACTGAAGCAAAAACTGCTGATGGTGCAATTGTTGAGAGTCCAACTTTTGATGTTGGTGAAAAAATTGATGTTGTAAAAGATGGTGAGAAATCTCCTGCACCAAATGGCGAACATCAAGTTGTATTAAAAGATTCTGAAGGTAAAGAGGTTAAAATTAGAGTTCAAGTAGCAGACGGAAAAATTACTCAACGTGAAAATGTTGAAGAAGAAAAGATGTCTGAAGAAAAAATTGCTGAACTTTTTTCAAAAGCACTCAAAAATCTTGAGAATAAAATTGATGCAATCAACGAAAAATATTCAGGGTTGGAAACAAAATTTAATAAGTTTTCAAAAGAACCTGCAGGTGAAAAAGTTTATACTCAAAAAACTATAAACACTGAAGAAGGAAATTCAAATACAAGATTGGATAACTTCAAGAGAATGCAAGAATTTCTCAAAAACAAATAAATTAAAAACAAAATAATAATTAACATGAAAAACAATTTAAAAAAATTATCATTTTCATACGATTTAGCAGGTCTTAGTAATTATGTAGACCAATTATCTACAGACATTATTCAAGAGGCGGTGCTAACTCCTATCAGTATTAAGTATATGAACGTGGTTCCGGGAATTAAAGGGACAATGAACGTAAATCTTCTTTCTGAAACATTAGCAGTTCAAACTGGAACAAACTGTGGATTTACAAATTCTGGTGACACTACATTTAGTGTGGCACCTGTGACCGTTCAGTCATATAAAGTCAATCAATCACTTTGTTTGGAACAATTAAATACACTTTGGCTTGGCCAGTTTTTAAATGCGGGCTCGTATAATGAGCAAGCCCCGTTTGAACAAAGCATAGTAGATTTGCAAACCAAACAAATCAAACGTTTTAATGAAGACCAATTATGGCAAGCATCTTCTGGAACTTCTTCTTACTCAGGTTTCATTGAGTTATTTGCAAACACTCCAGGTGTTGTAGAATTATCTGGTCAAACAGCATTATGTTCAATCACTGGTTCTTCAACTGTTGAAAAAGCAAATAACGTTTTAGCAGCAGTAGATAGAATTATTGATGCATTAGATAGAAATATTTTCCAAAGAGATGATGTGGTAATCTATATGGGATTAAATCAATTCAAATGTTATTTAACCGCAATTAGAAACGTAAATAACTTCCATTTCACTGAACCTAAATTAGGTCAAGTATATGAAGTATTCCATCCACAAACAAACTTTAAAGTTGTTGGTTGTCCTGGATTAAACACAAACTTAATCGCAGCAGGTCCCCAACAGTATATGATTGTGGGAACGGATTTAACTTCGGACGAGGACAGCTACCGTTCATGGTGGAGTATGGACTTCCAAGAAGTTAGAATCATGGCAGCATGGAAATTAGGAACTGCTTTAGCATTCCCTGAGTTCTTTGTAACTAATGGATTATAATATTTGAGGTGGCGGGGGGAAACCCCCACCTCTTTAACAACATAAACAAAAATTAAATTCAATATATTTTATGGCATGTAATTTAACAGCAGGCATACCTTTAGGATGCCGCGACAATTCAGGCGGTATTGCAAATGCATGGATTACTGATTACGATAACATCGCATCATTCACACAATCTACTGGTGATACGATTACTCAAATCTCAGGGTCAGGAACTTTTTATGCATTTGAATTAATTAGAACTTCTTCACAATTTACAGAAACTGTGAATGCTAGTTTAGAAGCGGGCACAGTATTTTATCAAGATGAACTTGTAACATACTTTGCAAAAATGACACAAGAGAAAAGAAACATTCTTAAAGTGTTAGCACAAAATCAAAAATTAGGTATTGTTTTCTCTGATAACAATGGTTTGTATTGGTTCATGGGTCAGAACTATGGAAGTTTCATTTCTGCGGGCACTCAGGTTTCTGGAAAGGCCCTCGGCGATGCAAACGGATTGAATATGACTTTCCAAGCACTCGAGCAACAACCTATCAATTCTCTTAGTGGAACTATCTACAGTGTTGTAACTGGTATGACAGTAGAACAATTATAATTTCACAATAAAAAAATATTGGGAGGGGGACTTATCTCTCTCCCATAATTTTATTCCTATGTTAGTAATAAGACCCAATCAAAGAAATACCTTAGTAGTTACCGTTTCTCAGAATGCTGAATTACCAAATCCACAATGGTTATTTTCTTTTACACATATTTTTTCAAAACAACAAGTCAATTTTATTCCAACTGATATATCAACTCATAGAAGTAGGTATGATGAATTTGAATTTGTTGAAGGGTCAAATACAGCACTAGGACAAATATCATTTCCATATCAAGGGCAATACACTTATCGCATACTTGAACAGGTTGCACAAATTCCTGCAAATCAAAATCCAGCACTTGCATATAACACTGTTGAGTATGGACTTGCAACTGTTATACCATATTCAGCACAAACTGCTAATGATTGGTATGATGAGTATATCTCTTCTAATGAGGATAACTCGAATTATATCTTTGCTCCAGATGAACTTAATCCAACTCCAACTCCGACTAATACATCATCGCCAACTCCAACCATTACTCCAACTAATACGGTTACTCCTACGATAACCTCGAGTGTGACACCGACTCCTACAATTACTCCAACCAATACTTTAACCCCAACCATAACTCCTACAACAACAATTACACCAAGCCCAACAAAAACACCTACTCCTTCTGTTACCGCAACAAGGACTGAAACACCTACTCCTACTCAAACCCCTACAACAACTCCTACAATTAGTTTAACACCAAGTATTACTCCGTCTATCACACCAAGTATTACTCCAACTAAAACGGTAACTCCTACGGTTACACCAACCAGAACACCAACTCAAACTCCTACAATAACTCCTACGATAAGTTTAACACCAAGTATTACTCCGAGTATTACTCCAACTAATACTGTTACACCAAGTATTACTCCGAGCATAACACCTACAATAACTCCTACTAAAACTGTAACTCCAACGGTTACATCTACGATAACACCAACAATTACTTTAACACCAAGTATTACACCAAGTATAACTCCTACAATTACATCAACAATAACTCCTACTAATACCGTTACTCCAACAATAACTTCAACAATTACTCCAACGATTACACCTACTAATACTGTGACTCCAACAGTTACATCTACAGTAACACCAAGTATAACACCAAGTGCAACACCTGCACCATTTACACCAAATCAAATATCTAATTTACAATATTGGTTTGATGCTGTATCAGGTTCATCTGCATCGTCTTGGACTAACTATGGTTTATTGGGGGGTAATGCAACACAAGCAACTGCAACATTCCAACCAACAAAGAAAACTAATTCTGTATTTGGAACATGGACTGGAACAACTATGAATTTTGTAAATCGTGATAATATGTCAGCTGTTGGTGTTTCATTAACTAACTATTCATCATCAACTATTTTCAATGTAATGAAAATAAATTCGAGAGCAGCAGGAGGAACTGGAACAATGATTGGATGGAGAATATGGGAAAATAATAATTTCTCAGGGATTAACAATCAAATGTTAACATCAGCACAATCAACCCCATCACCTATATCGAATTTTGTTGGTGCTTATTCAGGGGCGACTTTCTCAGGTAATATAGGAAATCCACTCTTAATATCTGTAATTTACGATGGTAATACTTCACAGGTTATTGAACTTAATGATACTGTTTTAACAAATATAACTGGTGGAACAAATTATCTATCGGGTAATACCATTGTGTTTGGAACAAACGTAGGTGTAGATAATGCTAATAATTTTGAAATTGCTGAACATATAGTTTATAATAAAGTATTAACCCCTACTGAATTTTTACAAGTAGAAAATTATCTTAAAACAA